TGTTATTATGACACCATCTGGTGGGCACGGGTATGATATTTATAAAGAACTTGGTGCTAGCAATGTTTTAATGTATGCCAGAATTGAAAATGATGTTGAAAATCCAGATTTTATTACTGGCAATGAAATTGCAAGAATAGGACTTGTAGAAAATCCACTTATCTATGGATCAACCTCAAAATTAACCTCAGAAAAGGCAAGTGCCGTTTATGCAGTTCGTCTGACTGGTGTTGGGTATAGTTCTGCTAAGTTCACGCAAGATTCATTTGTTACACAAACAACAGGGACTGGTGTTACTGCTGTTGGTCGAGTTGTAAGTTATGACCAAACAACGGGTGTTCTTAAATATTGGCAAGATAGAACTCTTGCTGGATTTAACACAGTTGGGACAGCACAAACCAATCCACAGTATGGTTATAATCTGACCAGATTTACCTCATCACCAACATCTGGTGGTAATCTTACAATTGTTGGTGGAACCGTAAACTTATCAATAAGCACTAGTTTTAGTGGTTTCACTACCTCAATAAATAATAAAACATACTACCTTGGACAAAATTTCACGAACGGTCTTTCAAATCCAGAGGTCAAAAAATATTCTGGAAACATAATTTATGTTGACAACAGACCAGCGATTAAAAGATCTTCCAGTCAAAAAGAAGACATTAAAATTATACTGCAGTTCTAATTAACTATGGCCCAACTTACCAACCTTAACGTTTCACCTTATTTTGATGATTTTGATCCGAATGACAACTACTATAGGGTTCTTTTTAAGCCAGGTTATCCTGTTCAGGCAAGAGAACTGACTGGTTTACAGTCAATTCTCCAAAATCAAATTGAAAAGTTTGGTCAGCACTTTTTTAAAGAAGGTGCAAAAGTTATTCCGGGAAACACTGCATATTCTCAAGACTATTTTTGTGTTCAATTAAATAACACTCATTTAGGAATTCCACTTTCATACTACAGTGATCAACTTGTTGGAAGAAGAATCATCGGTTTGGTTTCAGGTGTAACTGCAATTGTATCAAAAATTCTGTCTGCTGAAGATTCTGAAACTGGAAATACAACATTTTATATTTCATATCTTTCAACAGGATCTAATAATGATCAGAAAGATTTTACTGATGGCGAATTATTAGCGTGTGATAATGATATTCTCACTGGTCCATTAAACAATCCATTCATTCCTGCAGGAGAAGCTTTTGCTTCTCTTATTTCCGAAAATGCTACTTCAACAGGATCTGCATTTTCCATCGTTAATGGTGTATATTTTGTTCGAGGACACTTTGTTAACGTAGAGGATGAAACTATTATTTTAAGTCAATATTCCAATACACCTAGTGTTAGGGTTGGTCTTAGAATACAAGAAGAAATTGTCAATGCTGATGAAGATGAAGGATTAACAGATAATTCAAAAGGATTTAATAACTATGCTGCTCCTGGAGCAGATAGACTTAAAATATCATTGTCCCTTTTTGCAAAACCATTAGATGACTTCAATGATTCTAATTTTGTTGAATTGGCAGTTATTACTGATGGTCAACTTAGATCCCAAATAAAAAATACTCAATACAGCATCATTGCAGACGAACTTGCAAGAAGAACATATGCTGAGTCGGGTGATTATACCGTAACACCATTTGACGTTGCATTAAAGGAAACATTAAACAATAGAATTGGTAATAATGGACTTTACCAAGAGGGTGGATTTACATATAACGGCAATCCAGTTAGTGAAGAACTTGTCAATTATGTTATTTCGCCCGGAAAGGCATTTGTCAAAGGATATGAAGTAGAAACAATAGGAACCACATATCTAGATGTTCCCAAACCAAGAACATCTAGAACTTTAACAAACCAATCAATTAACTACAATACCGGATCATTACTAAAAGTCAATAATTTGACTGGTCATCCTGTAATTGGATTGGGAAACACTTATATTGTTAGTTTAAGAAGTGAAAGGGTTGGTGTAAATAGTTTATCTTCTCCTGGAATTGAAGTTGGAGTAGCTAGGGTATATGATTTTGCCTTAGAAGCAGGTTCATATGAAACAGTAAATCCAGATATAAATCAATGGGATTTATCTCTTTATGATGTACAAACATTTACAAGAATAACTGTAAATGAACCAATAACTCTCCCGGTCCCAACTTTTGTAAAAGGAAAATATAGTGGAGCCACTGCATTTTTGAGAGATTCTGTTTCTGCCGGAACAGCTCTTACTGTATATGAACAGGTAGGACAATTCTTAGAGAACGAACCATTTATATTCAATGGCATAGAAAATAGTAGAATCGCAATTGGGGTAACAAATTATGGATTGTCCGATGTAAAATCTGTTTATACTGGGCCAGCACTAGGTGCAGTAGGATTTGCCAAGACATTTACTGCAGACACTATTCAAACAGACTACTTAACAGTAGGTATTGCAACAATTACTCCCTATGATGCAACAACTGGCAGAAGCACTGTTAGAAGTACAAATCCAATTTTCCCAGGAACCTTAGTTAGAGAAAACGATTTAATTCAATATTCGGGAAATACTGGAAACCCAGAATTTAATTATGCCAGAGTTGTTAGTGTTGCAACAACTTCAATCGAAGTCGTTGGTGTCACAACTGTTACTGGAGTAGCCCAAGGTGGTCTTCCAACTGGTGGTAATTTAAGTATTACTGATCTTAGACTTCTCACCACATCACTATTAAAATCGGAAGACAATACATTATATACGCCTATGCCGCGTAATTTGATTTCTAATGTTGACCTGACAGATGCTTCGACAAACGTTAGAAGATCATATACCGTCAATATATCTGGAAATCAACTTTCTTCTGCACTTGTCGCAGGAACAAATGAAACATTCCTTGCATTTGATGAGGAAAGATATACTTTAATACGATCAAATGGTAAAACCGAAGAACTAACATCTGATAGATTCTCATACACTTCTGGGTCAACAGTTCTCCAAATTAATAATCTTGGGGCAAATGATACTGGAGCAACTTTAGTTGCAACCCTCAAAAAAATTAAACCAGTAGCAAAAATTAAAAGACAGAATAGAGTTAATTCACTTGTAATTGATAAATCTAAAACGGAAGGATCTGGTATTGGAGCTACAACTTTAAATGATGGGTTAGCATATGGAAACTACCCATATGGAACTAGAGTTCAGGATGAAGATCTATCACTAAACGTGGCTGATGTTGTTCGTCTTCATGCAATTTACGAATCAACAGACACCAGTGATCCATCAGCGCCAAAAATGACTTTGACTGCGTTGAATGGACCAACTGCAAAAACTTCCGATTTAATTATTGGTGAGAGGATGATTGGCAATGACTCTGGTGCTGTTGCAATCTTGGCTGAGAAGTTATCGGATTTCCAAATTTCTTACATTCCTTCTGGCAAACTGCCATTTAAAGAGGGCGAAACAGTTTCTTTTGATGAGTCAAGAGTTGAAGGTGTGTCAGCTGTTTTACAAACCGTTAGTAGAGATGTAACATCTGGATACACCTTTAATAACAATCAACAAGGAACTTTCTATGACTACTCATTTATTCAAAGAAAGAGAAACTTTAAAGAACCATCCAAAAAAATAAAAGTATATTTTGCTAATGGATATTTTGAATCTTCAGATACCGGAGATTTAATAACTAAAAATTCTTACGATACGTTCAATTATAAGCGTGATATTCAAATTGTTGATGGATATAGAAATACTGATATTATTGACATTAGACCAAAAGTTTCAAATTATACGGTTACCTTAAACTCCAGATCTCCGTTAGAATTTTTTGGAAGAAGATTTGATGGTTCTGGAAACTCTGTAACAAATATTTTAGCATCTGACGAATCTATTATCGCAAATTATTCTTACTATTTGGGAAGAAAGGATTCAATTTTCTTATCTAAATCTGGTACTTTTCAGGTTCAATATGGAGAACCTTCAGAAAAACCAGAAAAACCAATTCCTATAGACGATGCTTTAGAAGTAGCAAATGTAGATCTTCCCGCATATCTTTTACATACAAGTCAGGCATCTATTAATTTCTTAAATAATAAGAGATATAGAATGCAAGACATTCGTGAGTTGGAAAGCAGAATTAAAAATCTTGAGTATTACACTTCTCTTAGTTTGTTGGAGCAAAAAACCGAAAATCTGTTCATTCCCGATCAGTCTGGTTTGAATAAATTCAAGTCCGGATTCTTTGTTGACAACTTTACTTCTTTTGTTCCTCAGGATGAAAATAAAATAATCAGAAATAGTATTGATATTCAAAATCAAGAATTAAGACCAAGCCATTATACGAACTCAATTGATCTGATGGTTGGCCCTGTCGAAGGTGTTACCCCAACAGCAGATCGTAGATATCTTGATCCAGAAGGAACTGGAATTAAGAGATCTTTGGATATTATTACTCTCGACTATACTGAAAAAGAATGGTTAAAGCAAACCTTTGCAACTAGAACTGAAAGTGTCACTCCATTCTTGGTTAGTTTCTGGCAAGCATCTGTTGCCCTAACCCCAGAGAATGATACTTGGGTAGACACTGCAAGAGTTGAAGCAAAAATTATCAACGTAGAGGGTAACTATTCCGAGACAATGGCGACACAAGCCAGACTTGGTAATATTGATCCTCAGACGGGTATGGGCCCAGTTCTGTGGAATTCTTGGGAAACTACTTGGACTGGTACTGAGCAGCAGAGTGTAAAGAAAACTAGATCTGAATCTCAAAATCCAAGACACATTGGTCATATCCATAGACCAGGACAACCTGGTGCAATTATGGGAACTCGTACCACAACTGACTTTGAAGAGGAGTATATAGAAACTATTCAAACAGGAACATCTACAAGAACTGGTGTTAGAACGGTTGTTACTCCACAATTTGATCAAACCTCTCAAGGAGATAAAGTTCTCAGCAGAGAAGTCATTCAGTTTATGCGTTCCAGAAACGTTGAATTTGTTGTTAAGAAAACAAAACCATTAACACAACTTTATTCATTCTTTGATGGTGTTAACGTCACCAAGTATTGCGTTCCAAAACTTCTGGAAATTCAAATGCTTTCTGGTGTATTCCAGGTAGGTGAGAAGGTTATTGGTGCTGTAAGAAATGCTTCAAAAGATAGTAATTCAGCAGTTCCTTCTATTAGATTTAGGGTTGCTCAGGCAAATCATAAAGAAGGTCCATACAATGCACCAACTGCAATTTTCACAAACAACCCATACATCTCTCAAATCGCATCCACTGGACTAGAAACATATCAGGGAACTCCTGGAACAGTTCAATTAGCAGGAACAGCGAATGCGACAATTCTTCCATCCACTTACTCTTCAACATCAACTGTTCTGAACGTTGATACTTTCTCCCTCTCAGAGCAAGCACAAGGTGATTACTATGGTTGGGTAGAAACTTCAATGATCTTAGTTGGAGAAACTAGTGGAGCACAAGCTACAATTACTAATGTGAGATTGGTTTCTGATCTTGGTGCTACTCTTATTGGAAGTTTCTATATTCCAAATCCAAACATTGCCAGCAATCCAAGATTTAATACTGGTACAAAGACTTTTACTATCTGTAACTTGAGCAACAATGATCAAAACAATGCAGATACTATTGGTGAAGATAGTTACTCTGCATCTGGAACATTAGAAACAGTTCAAGAACAAATTATTTCCGTTAGAAACGCTAAAATTCAACAACAAAGAGCGTCTGAATCTAAAGCCGCAGCAAGATCTCTTGGAATGGAACTTGTAAAATCAACTGTTATTAGTACAAGAAGTCAGCAAGTTCAAGTTGGTTATTATGACCCCCTTGCACAATCCTTCCAGGTAGAAGACGAAACTGGAGTATTCCTAACAAGTTGTGATGTCTTCTTCCAGACCAAAGATGATATGGGAATTCCTCTGACATTCCAATTGCGTACTATGCAAAATGGAACCCCAACTCAAAAAATTCTCCCATTCTCGGAAGTTGTTGTTACTCCAGATCAAATAGTTACTTCACAAAATGGAACTGTTCCCACAAGAATCACATTCGAGGCTCCAGTTTATCTTGAGGGTGGTGGAGAATATGCAATTACTCTAGCATCTTGGTCAACTAAGTATAGAGTATTCATTTCTAGAGTTGGTGAATCTGATTTAGTAACTGATGAATTTATTTCGAACCAACCATATCTTGGATCCCTCTTCAAGTCGCAAAACGCATCTACTTGGGAACCAAGTCAGTGGGAAGATCTTAAGTTTATTCTTTACAGAGCAGAATTTGTTCCTGAAGGTCAGGTACAAGTCTATAACCCCATTCTTTCTGAAGGAAACGGTCAGGTTGCTAAACTTTTAACAGACTCAATTAATCTAAATTCCAGAAGGATTAGAATTGGTCTTACCTCAAGTGTAACCGATGGTATCGGAATTACAACTCAGTTGTCTCTTGGTAATACAGTTTCTCAACAAGAAACCAATGCAACTGGTAATTTTGTTGGTAGCGCAGGTATTGCAACTGGATCATTGAATGTGATTAATGCTGGTATTGGATATACTCCTTCTCTGGGATCCTACACATTTACTGGAATTGGTCTTACAAATATCACAGGATCTGGTAAGAACATAACTGCTGATGTTATGATTGAAAATGGTGTGGCTATTGCCGCAACGGTCGTTACATCGGGCACTGGTTATCAAGTTGGGGATGTTCTTGGTATTGCAACCATTGGTAATAGTTCTGTTGGTAGAAATGCAAGATTCTCTGTCGTTTCTATTGCAAGCACAAATGAATTGATTCTTGATAATGTTCAAGGAAACTTTGTTGTTGCTGGTGCAGGTAAAACTGTTCAGTATACAAATGATCTTGGAATTACAACAACATTAAACGCTCATACTGGTGGTGGAGTTCAGATTGACAATATTGATATTGTTACCGATGGTCTCCACATTGAGGTTGATCATAAAAACCACGGTATGTACCACGAATTGAACAGAGTCACCATCTCTGATGTAGAATCTGATATTATTCCGACAAAACTGATACTTCCATATGCATCTGATTCTGCAGGAAATATTTCTGTTGATACCACTGCTAATTTGGATACATTTGAAAATGTGTCGGTCGGAACCACATATCCAGGATATATTCTGATTGATGAGGAAATCATTAGTTATACTAGTGCTTCTGGTGGAGTTATTTCTGGAATTACTCGTGGAATTGATGGGACTTTGAAAAAGAATTATATTG